TTGGTTGTTTTTCCTTGAGCCCACATAAGATAATATCAACGGGGCAAGGTGGGTTTGTGATAACTGATAATTCTTATCTTGCTATCAAGCTAAAGAAGTTAAAAGATTTTGGCAGAGAAGTCGGTGGTATTGATTTTCACGAAGATTTCGGTATTAATGCAAAATTTACAGATTTACAGGCAGTAGTTGGTCTTTGTCAATTAGCTGTGATTAGAAATAGAATAGAAAGAAAAAGAGAGATATATAAAAGTTATAGAGATAAATTAGAAGGCGTAGTTGATTTTATAGAAACCGATTTAGAACAAACTACTCCGTGGTTCGTTGATATTTATACTGATAAACGAGATGACCTTGCAAGTTATCTATTAACGAAGGGGATAGCGACAAGGGAAATGTATCCTCCAGTTTATACACAGCCAAGTTGTAAGGAAAATATATTTCTTCTTAATACTTATGACCTTGCCGTTAAGGGATTGTGGTTGCCTTCTTCGGTAACATTGCAAGAGAAGGAGATAGAGTATATATGCAGAATAATCAAGAAGTTCCTTGGGAAAAAGGTGTAAGAAAAGGTGGCAAAATGGATAAAGCTGTTATGCACGCCAACCTATTAGATTTTAGGCGTGCTATGGCTGAAGCCAAGATACCTTTTGTTTTTATATTTGGTGCATTGCTTGGATTAACCAGAGAGAACAAACTGATTGATTGGGATAGTGATGTTGATGTTTTTTGTGATAGCAAATATCATAGGAATATAGGCAAGGTGGTTAATAAGTTAAAAGAACAAGGATTTTTTATTCCTTGCGGTAATGTATGTCCATTGCACGATACTTTTTTTATAAGAAATGGTGAAAAAATAGAAATATGGTGGTTTGATGAAATAGATGATGAATATGTATATGATAATAAAGTCAGGTATCCGAAGGAATATTTTAAGAAAACCGATAGGATTTATTTTCTTGATAATGACTGGTTAGTGCCTTGTAAAAGGTGGGATTTTTTAAACATAACATATGGGGAGGATTGGAGAATACCAGACCCGAATAAAGAATATATATTGGGGAGGAACAGATGAGTAGAACTTTATCAACGATGAGAACCAATGTAGGTGTGAATGTTCAAGATACATCTTCTACATTTGGAACTTATATAAATACTTGGATTAACAAAAGGTATCAACAGATTTTAAGAAGGATAAACTGGAATTATATCAATGAGGATTACACAATATCTGTAGTGGCTGGCACGCAAGATTATGTATTGCCCACAGATTTCAAAACTCCTTTATATGCGGTTGATATTACTAACGGAAATAGATTGACTTATGTTGACCCGCAAGACCTTGCGGACAATTACCCAAGCGGTTTGACAAGTAGTGGTTCTGCGTTGAGATATACAATTTTTAACTCTGATGATGATAGCAAATATTTAAGGCTTCACTACAATCCTAATTCATCTTTTACGCTCGCTCTGCCTTATATAGTAAAACCAGACGCACTAACGAACGACTCTGATACCAATGTATTGGATATAGAAGATTTGATAGAACAAGGTGCTACCGCAGATGCTTGGCGTTTTAAAAGACAATTTGCAAAGGCAAGAGTTATAGAAGCGTTATTCGAGAAGGAACTTGCAGAATACATCTTTACACAAGAAAACCAACAGGATAGAAGAATTATGTTCAAACCAGATGTTTATAATAGAGATAACCTTTATTAAGGAGAATAAATGAGTTATAGAGATGTAACATATGTTTCAATTCTTGACGCACCGGATGACAAACCTCTTTATATTATAAGAAGGGATATGTCTGGTGGACAGAATACAAGACAACACCAGTCGCAGATAGGTGAGAACCAAGCGACCAAACTATATAATATTGACCTTATTGTTCCCGGAAAAAGAACAAAGAGAAGGGGTAGTATTTTAATCGGCAACGATGTTGGCGACGCAGATGTAAGCTATCTTTTTAACTTTATTATCCAGGGTGAAACAGACCAATTGTTAATGCTTGAAAATACTACTCTTTGGAAATGGATAGGTTATGGAAACTGGTCGTCTATCAAGGCAGACTTTACCGCTGATGATGATGTCGGTATGGTTCAGGGTAAAGAGAGCGGATTATCTCCTGATGATGTAGTATTCGTAAATGTAGGCGGGACTAATTGGTTCAGAATCGATTCAGATGGAAATGCACAGGATTTAGGCAATACTTCCGGAACTGGTTCAGATAGCCCGCCACAATCAACGGTGGGTGCTTGGTATCAAAATAGATTTTGGGTATTAAAGAATGACTTGCTTTCTTATAGTGATGCTTATTCAGCTGATTATAGTTCAGCTTTTGATACGGTTTCGAATAGCTTTAGAATACCCGTTGGTGAAGAAATGGGCATTGTACCTACAAGGGATACGGGTATGGTTATTTTCGGTAGAGAACAGATTTGGGGATTAGCACCTTCAGCTACGCCAGCTGCTACCGACAAGCCAGAACCACTTATTACCTCACAGGGCTGTATTGCAAAAAAATCAATAGTGAGTGTTGGTGATGATATATATTGGTTTGCACAGGACGGTGTAAGGTCTTTGAAAAGAACAATACAAGATAAATTACAACTTGGTGTTTCTTATCCTATAAGTTTTCCATTACAAGATGAATTTGATGATATAGATTGGACAAAGTCTGGAGAGATTTCTGCTGTTTATTTTAACAACAGAGTAATCTTTGCAGTTCCCGTAACTGGGGGATGGCATATGTGGGTTTACTATCCCGCTACACAAGGCTGGGCTGTATGGACTGGGCTTTCTCCAAAGTGTTTTGCCAAATATAAAATAAATGGTGAAGAAAGGCTTTATTATGGAAAAGAAAACGATGGAACCGTCTATCAGCTTTTAGGTGATAATTATACGGATGAAGGAACAACCTCAACAAATGGAACTGCAATAAACTATCAAGAGGAAGGAAGGTTAGAAGATGTGGGTCAACCTCATCTCTATAAGAAAGGTGGAGAGATAGAGGTAAGGGCATTGGCAGCTGGAGATTACAATTTAGCCGTATCAATGGAATTTGACGATAATGGTTTTAATACATTGGGAATAGTAAACCTTGCAGGGAATCTTGTTACTTTTCCTACTACATTTCCAGTTAACTTTGGTGAAAATATAGTAAGTGAAAAGTTTCATTTAGACCAATACGGAAGGTGGAGAGGGTGCAAGGTAAAAATCCAACACAGCGATACAAATGGTAATGATGATATTACAGTTTTAGAACATAATATATTAACATATCCAGAAGAATATCAAAGCGAATAAGGAGGAGAAAATGGGGACTTATATTGACAGAGCAAATACATTGCCAGATAATGCAAACAAGTCAGATTTCTATAATCTAATAGACAATGCACGACCAATAACGATAGCTGACGATGACTTGGATACCAAAATCCAAGTAGAGGAGTCTATTGATGAAGATATTATTAGATTTGACACAGACGGGACAGAACAGATTAGATTATCTGATGGTGTATTAAGACCGTCATTAGATAATGATATAGACCTTGGTGCTTCTGGTGCAGAGTTTAAGGATTTGTATATAGATGGAACAGCTAACATAGATTCGCTGGTTGCCGACTCTGTTGATATTAATGGTGGAACAATAGATGGGGTTACTATTGGCGGAGAATCTGCTGCGGCTGCTTCATTCACGGCTTTATCTTCTACTGGACAAGCAAGTCTTAACTCATTAGAAATAGGTGGAGGTGGTGCGATAGTAACAACTATTGAAGATAATGATTCTTTAGGAACATCAGACACAAAACTATGCACCCAGGGTAATGTTAAAGCGTATGTTGATGACAATATTCCAAGTGCAAACCAGAGAGTAAAAGGTTGGATTCAATTCGTAGGAAATGGAACAACCATAAATGATAGTTACAATGTAGCTTCTTTAACAGATATAGGAACAGGACATTGGACTGTTGTTTGGGATATTGATTTTACAAATGACGATTATGCTGTTGTAGCTACGGCTGA